GATTCGGCTTGGGATGCGGCTTGGGATGCGGCTTGGGATGCGGCTTGGGATGCGGCTTGGGATGCGGCTCGGGGTGCGGCTGGGCTACGTTTTCGGGGTGGGGCTTGGAATGCGGCTCGGAATGCGGTTTTGGCATTTATTGCATACGATGATGCTGCCAACTACCTGGCTATGCCTAGTGATCAATTGAAGGCCTGGGCTATACTGAGTGAAAACCCAGCGGCGATCTTATTGTTGCCTGTAGTAATCGCATATGAACGAATTAGTGAATGGGAGTTGGCATGAACGAACGAATTGAACAACTTGCCGATCAGGCCGGTGCCGATATTTGGGGAGACCAAGTAATGGCTAGTCGGCATTTTGATATAGAAAAGTTCGCCGAACTTATTATTCGGGAATGTGTTAATACGATAGATCAACAGTATGTAACTATTTCCGACGATGCTGATCCAGAAGATAACAAAACTTGGATTGGTGCTATAATGAATACTACTGTTGCTAGATGCAAACACTCTATTCTAAGTAATTTTGGAGTTACGGAATGACCGAGAAGATTAAACTACTAGCCGAGCAGGCTGGGTTAGGTCAGGAACGATGGACCACGACGGAACAGTTTAATTCTTTCCTAGACAAGTTCGGCGAACTGATTGTGGCAGAATGTGTTGGAATTATTGAATCTCAACAAGTGCCAGTTGGTAACAGTCCAGCCGGCGAGATGGCGGCTGATTGGACAATAGCTGCACTTAGTGAGTGCCGGACTGAAATAAAAGAACATTTCGGAGTCAAATAATGATTCGTGCTGCAGGTGCCTACATCACCAACACCATAGCAACCCTGTTTATACTATGTGTTGTATTTGTACCACTGGGCATATGGAAACTTGCGGAAATAGCTATTTGGTGTTATAATCATATCAGTATAGGAATCAAGTGATGAACGAAAGAATTGAACAGTGTTTATATCTGTCAGGACTAACCGCACAAGGATGCTGGGATGAAATGGATGAGTATGCTAAACAGGGTATACACAAGTTTGCCGAACTGATTGTTCGGGAATGTTTGGGTATTGTTAATAGACACGAGTACAGTTATCACGAAGCTGACCCACTTTGGGAAACTGCACAATTGATTAAAGAACATTTTGGAGTTACGGAATGAACGACAGAATTCGTGAACTATACCAACAAGCCCATAGCATACGCTATCATGACGGTGATCCCATGCGTGACGGTAATCCACCTACTGTTTATTGGCAAGGTGAAAAGAGTGCTAAAAAGTTCGCCGAGCTTATTGTGAAAGAATGTTTGGTTGTAATCAATCAATCAAATGGTGTCGGCGATGATGATGTTATTAGAATTAGTAAGGATGTAGAGAAACATTTCGGAGTTGAAGAATGAACGAACTAATTCGCAAGATGGCTATAGAGGCCGATGCCTGGTGTGACAAATACTATTTCGGTGATAAATTCTATGATATTGAGTGGGAAAAAAAGTTCGCCGAGCTGATTGTTCGGGAATGTTTGGATCAATGCTATAATCGTGGTATGAACGATGAATTGTATAACGGGCAACTAAAAGCCGCAGCATATATTGAACAACATTTCGGAGTTGAAGAATGAACAAACGAATTGATAAACTAATTGATGATGCTAGGTTGACTGCTGTGGCGGAGATGTTTGAGGTTGAATTGACCAAGTTCGCCGAGCTTATTGTGAAAGAATGTGCCAATCATTGTGATTTACTATTAGATCATAAGATTAGTTCAGAATGGTCAAGAGGAACACACGATTGTTCTCGGGCGATTAAACAACATTTCGGAGTTGAAGAATGAACGCACGAATTCAAGAACTTGCACTTGAGGCATTTGATCCGATAAACGCAATGGCATCTGAAGGTGTAGCAGATCGCCACACCTTTGACCAAGCATGGTTCCAACTGTATAACAAAAAGTTCGCCGAACTGATTGTTCAGGAATGTGGGACTGTAATCAATAGTGAAAATTATCGACAACATTCTAAGGGGTGGAATGATGCTATTGAATGGGCAGATGGTATGATTAAAGAACATTTCGGAGTTGAAGAATGATTACAGTTTTTGAAGCAACATACGATGGGGTTGAATTATGATTGATACTGAACAAATTTATTCGCAGTGTGTGTACGATGTTGACAACAGGTACGTTACCCTGCGTTTGAAAAATTGTGGAGTTAGCCAAATGGGTTCGTTCTGGCTCATAATGTCCGACACATCCAACGATCCTAAATTGGATCAAGAAGTCTCAATCTTCTTGACTCCGGATGATTTGAGAGAAGTCATCGCTAGTTTGACAGAGGCGCTAGAGAAAAATGAAAGAAGAAATTAAACTAATGTGGTCTGACCCACGCTTCCAAGTCTTGGCCAATGTTCTTCATCTACTGGAAGGCGATAGGATCTGGGGCGGTCAGGATTGGCATTATAACCCTATTCATCCTTTTAAGTATCTGCCCGTCAGGGACCAGGTTCGCCAAGCATTGGATGCTGTTAAAGCAGAGTACGGAGTTGAAGAATGAACAACCAAAGACTCAAAGCCTTGCTTGAGGAAGTTGGATTTGTTGGGTATCGCAATGCCGCTGGATTTGTTAATATCCCAGTCCCTGCTTTTATTAGTCAGATGGATCAATTCGCTGAACTTATTATTCAAGAGTGTGCCAGGGTTGCGGTTGCAACACCTTGTCCAATCACAGATGAAATCAGCAAGCAGTCTCAAGGGCACACCTGGGATATGGCTTGTGTCGAATCGGGGCGGGCTATCAAACAACATTTCGAGAGTCAACGATGAATGAACGTATTAAAGCGTTAGCCGTAGAAGCTGATTTTGCCTTGTATGAAGACGGAAACTTTCGTTCTGACCCTGGGCAATGGATCAACGAGGAACTAGAGAAGTTCGCTAAACTTATTGTTCGGGAATGTTGCCTATTTGTGTATGATGAGGCCGAGGCTAATATTAAAAAACATTTCGGAGTTCAAGATGAACGATAGAATTCTCCTACTTGTCGAACAGGCAATGGTAACAACACCTGTGGCAGAAGGACCACTTAGTCACACATGGTTTGACAGAGAGAAGTTCGCCAAACTTATTATTCAGGACTGCATTAGTCAAACTGCCTTAGTGGGTATTGGCAATTTTAATAATCCTGATATTGTTTGGGCAGTTGATGCATCTATCGACAACATACAAAGACATTTTGGTATCGTACCAGAGTAACATAGAGAACTATAATGTATCTAACTAAAAAAGAAGTTGTGAAAATTTTAGAGGTTATGGAAAATTTTCCAGAAGTTGATAAATTTGAATTGGATCAAGACAATAGTTCTGGCATTGGATCACTAACTACTTTAATTGTTCATACCACCATTAATAGTATTAAGGGTAAATTCACGATTGAAATTTCTAATTTAGAGGATTGGTAATGAAATATATTTTGATACTTTCGCTAGTGTTACTTACAGGATGTGGGCCATATGCAAAAGAAACACGCTGGCCCGTTATGCCTGAAGGATTACAAGATTGTAAAATCTATAATCTATCAGATGGTAATGGTCATGCGATTACAGTTGCTCGTTGTCCACTATCAGCGACAACAGTAAAAAATTCAAATAAGTTGCCTACAACATCAGTAACCATTGAAAATATAGATACCGCAAAATGAATCAATGTGATTGGCTTATGCTTATGTGTTTATTCTGTGGAATTTCACAGGGTGTTTGGCTGGGCTGGTATATTTGGCGTAAACCACAATTAACCGAGGAAAAATAAATGACATCAAAACCACTCCGAACATTCCGCGATTGTCCATTCTGCGGACATGACTTAAACAGTGATGATATTATGGACACTGTTTACCCCACTGATCGCGAGCGTACCTCCTGGCAAGTGGCATGTCAAACATTAGCAGGTGGATGTGGGGCTACTATGTACGGTGAAACTGAGGAAGAAGCCATGGACAATTGGAACAGGAGAATAAAATGAAACAACTAATACGTGAAGCGTTTGAAACTTATACTTTGCCAAACTTTCGGGATGGTAAGGTTGTGTTTTTTAATGGGGAATACAATAACGATACAGTACAAGAACATTGGCAAACTTTCCAAGAAGGATGGGAATCCGCTGTTAAAGTCCTCCAAGCAAATAAAATCAATAGCGAGTACACTGATATACTGAGTACTGGTGGATATGATCCACGAAATACTCACCCGTTAGGAATGCGTGAATGAATCACTATCTTAAACAACTAGCAGAACAAGCAGAACAGCACGCAACTAGAGCTATAAAAAATCTACCTGACGATGCTCCCGTAGGATTTATGGACTATTATACTGAACATCTAGTAAAATTGGTTATTACCGAATGTGCTCAGTTAGCTGATAGCTCTTGGGATATATCGGGAAATATGATTAAAAAACATTTTGGGATGGAATGAATGAGGTATTTCACGTTTGTTCAACCAAAGAATCTTGCAGGTGACCCCGAATATATCACTATGAGTGAGGATGAAATTCGTAAGGAGTATTGGCCTCATTGGTATAAAAAAATGTGTGATAAGTATGAGCAGGCATACGTAGATGAACATTATTCTTTTGAAGAGTGTTTAGATGACTGGAAGATAGTTCACTGGGCTTGGCAGGAGGGAAACCATAGTCAGTATTGATCTATGCCCATCAATTATTTTCGCCGGCGCAAATAACACTTGACAAGCAATTAAATTGTTGCTATAATATATAAATGACAACTACAGCAATCCCGGCCGATGGCATTGAGGGCATGTTGATCTGGGTGCATGGTCTAGACAGATTTATGTTTAGAGTTTACAATCCAAATCACACATTCAAAGATTATGACATCGACCACAGTGACCTTTGCGTGACCATCAAAGATCAAGACGCTTACTTTTATGAACACGATAACGGGCTACTGACACTAGATCATAGCCCGGACACATTAGGCCACAATAAGAAATAAGAATATGCGTTATATAACCAATCAATTTCATTCAGTAGTCCTTCCCTATGAAGAAGGAATGATTGAATGGCTACACGAAAATTATCCAATGTCTAAATATTATATTGTAGAGGTAAATGACGATGAAATTTAAGAAAAAACCAGTTGTTATTGAAGCCGTAAAATTTGAGTATACCACTGTGGGTATCGACCGTTTAAGAGAGTTTTGCGGTAATAGACTTGGCAACGTTACTCAAGCGCGGCACATCAATGCTAAAGCAGAGGCCGAAATTGCCACCTTGGAAGACGGTGTAAAATTAAAAGTAGTTCACATTGCAACCGAAGGTGATTGGATTATTAAAGGTATACAAGGAGAGTTGTATTCCTGTAAATCAGACATTTTTGAGCAAACATATGAAAGATGTACTGAATGACTAATCAACACACTGATCTAATATATCGCCTACGTGAGAGGGCTAGGATCAGGCGTCAAATTCCATCTCGTAAATCGGTTGAAGAGGGCAAACCTGACAGGATTTCTGATCTGCTAGAAGAAGCTGCCGCCGTTATAGAAACATTGACCGTTACTGCTGCACCACTGCAAAGAAATCCACCTCCCCCGCCAATGTCTGATGAAATGTATGCTGCCCTAGACCGAGGAGATTATCAACAATCAATGGGAATATAATGTGTAGGGTTGATAAAGAAAAAATCTCCCTTGACAAATAATACAAACTCTGTTACAATACGGTATATTAAATAAAAGGAGTTTCAATGTCGGCCTCGTGGATAAACAAGCTAATTGAGAGTGATAGCCGCCTTCATAAAGAAGATGTCATCAAGCAAGCCCTAGAAGCGGCTACCTTGGGCAGTACTAATGCTCAGACTTTTTTAGAACTCACCAACTTTTGTTATAACCCATACATTACGTTTGGGGTAAAACAGATTCCCTCAACTATTCTTATCACCGAAGCTGAAAATCCTTGGGAAGAATTCAAAGAATTGCTTGTTCAACTCAGTCTTCGTGGTCTCACTGGTCACGCAGCACGTGATGCTATCGAGGATATTAGTGGGCGATTTGATAGCGCAGAATGGAATACCTTCTGCGCAGCGGTAATCAGGCGTGATTTGAGGGCAGGTGTCAGCGATAAGACCATCAATAAAATCTGTAAGAAAACTGAGTACGAGATTCCAATCTTTGGGTGTCAACTAGCAACCAATAGCGAGGGTAGGCCTGAGATGAAGGGCATCAAGCGCCTTGAGCCTAAACTTGACGGTGTGCGTGTATTGCTGACCGTGATCCCTAGCGACAGTGGATTGACTACCATCTGTTTTAGCCGCAATGGCAAACAGTTTGAGAATTTTCAACACATTGAAGAACAAGTCCGAGATAACTTTCTTAAACTATGCCGTGCTGCGAAGGGTACTGATCAAGGGCGTGCCATGGCTAATGGAGTAGTATTTGACGGTGAAGTGATTGGTAATACATTCCAAGAACTAATGCGACAGGCCCGTCGTAAAACAGATGTCCAAGCCGAAGATAGCGTTTTTAATATCTTTGATGTTATTCCCTTGCAAGAATTCCGTGAAGGACATTGGAATGCTCAACTAAATCAGCGTATTCAACTACTTGAGGCAATGCGTCCCGTAATTGATACTATGCCCAATGTTGAATTATTGCCGCATATTATGGTAGACCTTGACACCGCTGCCGGAAAAGATCAATTGGAACGGTATGCAAAAGATCAGGTCAATGCTGGGTTTGAAGGTATTATGATTAAAAATGTGGATGCTCCATATGAATGTAAGCGTAATACGTTTTGGATGAAATGGAAACCTACTATCACAGTTGATCTGGAGGTAGTGGGTGTTGAAGAGGGTACTGGAAGAAATCTTGGCAGATTGGGTGCATTAGTTTGTGCCGGAGAAGATGACGGAAAAGAAATTACCGTCAATGTTGGTAGTGGTTTTAGCGATATT